GATAAACCTATAAATATTACTGACCCTAGCCATCTATATCTGTAGGCTACATTAGTAGGTTGTATAAGTTTAATTATCTTCATAGCTGGTAGCCATAGGCTTATGTATGCCATGAAAACTCCACTAACCCAAAAGGCTAGTATAATGTTAAATGTTGTATATGTCGACTCCATATTTCTCAAGATGTTTCAAACTACCTAATTCACATGCTAACTGCACACAATACTTACCTGCATATCTTAAATGAGGAAAGAATGTATTACTTAGGTCTGTTGATTCAATAGTGTATATTTGATACATTCTTGAGCCATACTTCTCTACATAGTTTACTGCTTTCGTAATATCTCCCTGACAAGCATAACCTGCATTAGCTGCTTGATGCTCTGGAGTTATTTCTCTAATTATTTTTGCTGGGTAGTTCTTTCTAATTGCCCAGACTACTTCTCCGACTTCAAACTCCTCTGCTACACATTGGTCTGGTAGCATGGCGTTTCTTCGTCCTTCGTAGTCGCCCTCTGGCAACTTCATGGGAACTCCAATCCTTTCTATTATGCTTTTTACAAAAGCAGGAGAACGATACATACTAGAGGCGATGTTAGACACATTTTCTCCTGTAATATATCGCTGTACCACAAAACGAATATCATCATCAGTTGCAGGTTTCCCACGCAACTTAGCTTTCATACGACTAGTTCTTTCAATATCTAGTTTATGCTCATCTATTATTTTACCTAGTCTGGTCGTATTATAAGTAATATTTAGTATAGCACAAGCTTCCTTTTTGGTTATAGGTTTATCTTGTTCTAATAACTCAATTACTTTGGCTATATTCGCTTTGGTTAGATTCTCGTGTTTCTTGATTCTCAATTTCTTTTCCTAGTAACATTACAGCATAGTGTAATATCTTAAGTAAATCATTGGTATCTTTCCCATTCTTCTTGCCATATCGCTGAGCATACTTTATGATATTTCCTAAGCAAAACCCTTCCCCATGACCTGCATCGAATATGAACTCCGTTGATTGTATTTTATTCATACTATAATGACTGTGATAAGTCCCTATAATATGGTTTCTTAACATAGTTAATGCTGTCTCTTCGTTAAATTTATCTTTCATTTTTCTGTTGTAAAAAAGCAAACTTGTACAAGTCTGCCTGTGTTTTTATCATGCCCCCAACCTGCGTTGAATGGAGCGTGCCAATAGTTTGCAGGATACATTATAACTCGGTTATAAATGTTTGCTGCGTAAGTGTGCATATCAAATATGCCATCTGGTTCCCAAAACTCTTTGAATCCTGCTTGTGGAGCTATCTTCATATCTTTTGTTTTGAACACCTTTTTAGTATTCTTTGCCCTAAATAAACCTGTGCCATGGTCTGGCTTCGCATTAGGACTTAGATAACATACTGACGCCCACGATTGTCCACCACTTTCTCGTTCTTTGATTTCAGTTATCTGACTGTTATCATGATGAACCCAATTTTGATGTGGTTGTTTTTGTAGATTTGTTTCTTCTAGTCCTAGTGTAAAAGCAGTATTGCTATTGTTTACTGGGAAATCTATAATCTTTCTGTTTAAGATATTCTCATATCTGTTTCGTAAGTAAATCCAGTTAGTCATATTAAATGCTCCTTGGCTTCGCTTACCTGGAAATAGATTCTTTTTACCTTTGCTTCCTGGAAAGAAAAATTGTTTTAAAGCATTTTCTCTTACTTCGTCAGGGTTTGGATAAAAATCATCAACTATGATAATCATTTTTGAAGTTCTTCAATAACATCTAATCCACCTTCAATCTTTGCAAGGTATTCTTTTTTATCTGCTAACTTAACTTCTAGAGAATGTATCTCTTGAATTATCTTATCATATTGCACTTTTAAATTATTTTTTAGCATGTCTGTATGCGACATAGTTTCTAGGGGTTCTTTAGTTATCCCTAGTAATTGTTCTAGTTTAATGTCTTTCGCCATGCTTTCTTACTCCATTTCCTAAATGCACTTCACTACCGTCAGACTTTCTCATAATTAATTGTCTGAAGTAGTGCTGTTTCTCCATATACTTATCAATCGCTGCTAGTCTATCTTCTTTGCTAACACCATCATTGAATGTAAAAGTATATTCTCCTCTTTTTACTTTAATCATTTTGCTGTTATTCTTTGGTCATACCAAGCAAGACCTTCGTCCCACCAGTAGGGTTTATCCCTGTGTGACCACTTGGCGAATGTCGCCTTGTCTGTGTGATAGTAAAGTCTGTAACTACCAATAACATCATCTGCGTCTTTTAACTCATCTGGCATTGCCATACCAAACGGAGTCTGTCCAAGACTAGGTGTGTTTTGTAATTCAGGTAGTTTATTTATTACTTCTACTACTGACTTGTGTTGTTTGCCATAGCGATAATGATACTCGTCATTCAAAGCATTGGCATAACAATGAACCCACTCAAAGTTATCGAGAGACGACCGTGTCCATATCGTGCATGGGTGATTATACATCATCGGCAGATACTGACACAGAGGTCGCTCCTCGAGGGGTAAATCTTTTATTTCGGCTTTCGCCTCATTGAGGATTTTACTTTCCTCTTTGTTCAAAGCTCTAGGGACAAATCCCAAAACTTTATCTACCCAGACAGTTGTGCACATTAGCTGTGCGGCTTCTAGTGGCATTTTTACAATGTGTTTATCCACATGGTATTCTGCACACTTATCTAAATCTTCGTCTAAGTAAAATAAATTCATTTATCTCCAGCACTTATATTCGTTACACTCGCCTGTCTTGTGGTCTACCATCTTGCCACAAAACTCGCAGTCGTCCCAATACCAAGTCTCAAAGGACTTTGTATCTGAGTTCCACACTTGGCAAGTTTTTTTGTCTATTGTATTTTCCATAATATATTATATTATACACAAATTTTCATTTGTTGTCAAGAACTATTTTTTCTGTCCTTCCTGACCAGCTGTTGGGGCTTTGTGTGTTCCAGCGTATAAACCAAACCAAGCTGCGCCTGCTCCGACTAATACTGAAATCAAACCTGATTGTTCTAATGATGGCTCGGGTAAATCCATAAACCACATTGTAGCATAGTATAATAAGAAAATATATACACTTAAAAATAATCTTGGGAATATTCTCCAACTGTCAATTGCTTGTGCAAAGAAAATCCACTTTTGGTATGGGTTGACATTGTTTACATCTTCCAACTCCCTGATTCTATCTTTGAGTTCGGACTTCTCTTGCAATAAGGACATAAATTTATTAAGGTCTATCTCAACTTCATTTCTATCCATGTCGCCAGAAAACTGACCCATGTTATTCATGTTTGCCATAATTCTCTCCTACGGCTTCCAGTCATACCATTCGTTTCTTCCGTTATAAGCTGGTGGCTCATGAAAGTGAAAACTAATTGATATTCGTGGACTTAGAGTATCTACTCTATGATACTTCCCTCTCGGGATATACAACAAATCACCCTCATTTAAATCGAACACCTCTTCTAGAGTTGCTTCCTGTGGGCGATAAGGTTGTCCCTTCCGATGAAACTCTTTATACATATACCAACGCACTGTGCCTGATACATGAAATAAAAAGTTATCGGTAGAGTCTGCATGAATAGGAAAACACTTTGCACCTTTTTGATTACTGCAATAGATGTTTGCTTGTCCTATCCCATAAACTTTTTCAAATTCTTGACATTGTTTCCACATAGTTTCGTTTAGAAACTCACTCAATGTCAAAATAAAACTACTTCCTGATTTCCATAAATCATATATTTCTTTTCTACTTTTCTTGTTTGGTGATTTCTTTTTACACCATTTATTACCATCTGGTAATACTATTTGTAGTTGAGGGGTTCTGTCCCATGCTCCTATATTTATTTGATTCAAATAGTTGTCAAATTCTTTCCAACTAAAATGATTTTCAAATCTAGGTTTGTCTGACTTAATTACAAAATGTCTTTTACCTTTATACTTCTTGTAAAAGTTATCCTCTCCTACTGCACTTATTAATTTATTAAATGGTATTGACAATTCTTGCTAACCTCCACCATTCTTTCATTAAATCTGGTCTTGGGTGAGTTCCTTTTGCATGAGGTGTATACTTGGGGTGCCAAGGTTGATAACTCAATGCTGTAAGATGTAATTGCCAAATCATATCTGCATCAAAATGCTCTTTCTTTGTCCAATCATTGCTACCATCTAATGGTGGTCTAGAAGGATTAGTTCCATCAAAAGAGTTCCATCTTGCGTCTAATTGTTCTACTAGTTCCATTGTTTTTTCTTTGTGTGGACTTCCTAGTTTTCTCATAACTTCCCATTTGTAAGAAGTATTCTTCCATTTTTTCATTTTTTCTATTGGGTCTACAAAGTCCTTCGCTTTCTCACAATCTATCAAAAGCACACTATCACACCAGAAACCTCGTGGATAACCTAGTTCTCTACCTCTTAGACCATTATCTTGCATTGCGTCCCATACCATGCCGAAAGCCTTGCCATTCAGACTAGTATCAAATAAGTGTCCTATATCTCGAAAGTTTACCATATCAACATCAGTGTAAAGAGCCTTGCCTTTATAATTCATTAGATGAGGTATAGCATATCTATAACAAGTAAAAGGTGTGCCCCAACAAGTTCTGTTCCAATCTTCACCCATCGTTTCTGGACTAAGCCATGTTATGTTTATATCTCTCTTTGTGTTCTTGTATAGACTGTATAGGTAAATCTTTGCCGCTTTTTCATCATACTTACCACCTGAGCCTATAAATAAATTAACTGTAGGTTGCATAAAATATCTCCTGTCCTTCTTCTAAATGTAAACAGTGTGCCCACATGTTTCCTAGTGGTTTTGCTGTGTCTCCTATCCAAGTAGGAACTATGCCTCTTTGTTTAAAAGGGTATAATTGGTAATCATATATTGCCATACAGTTTCGTAGAGTGCCTCTACTCTTAGAAGTTAATAGTTTTACCTTATCATGTAGGCAAAATATTATAGTTGGTTGTTGTGTTGGTAAGTGAAATCCCTTTTTTGTTGCTTTCACATATAGTAGGTCGTGTAGTGTTTCTTTCCAACCATGAGTGGTTGCTATGTTGCCGAAGTATTTTAGTATAGCTTCTTTGTTCTCCCAATACATAGGAAAACTACTATCAAAATTTAAATCAGTTCTACTCTTTTGGTGAAAGTGAAATACATCACAAAAGGGAAATAAAGAATGGGCATGATAAATGCCGTGTGCCTCTACTTCATCTTGTAGAGTATATAAAAATTTGTTTGCTTTAATAGGCATGACACTCTCCTCGTAAAAATCCTACTACTATATCTCGTTTACCCCATTCTAGAGGAGTGCTCTCATGTTCATGTATGCTAGTAAATATCGTTAAACTCCCTTTCTGTTTTATAGTTTTAAAATTATGTCTAAAGTCTTCCCTAACTTTCATAAAGTCAGGAATAAAATTTGCGTCCATGAACACATCAGGAACAGTATAGCTTTCTACTATCTCTAAGTTCCCACCTCCATACTCCTCAGCATTGCTCAGTTGTATACTAATGCTAATCTTTCTTGCTGTTTTCTTTGTATAAATATCTTCGAGTGAAGGACGATAATCTCGGTGTGGTCGAAAGAACATACCTTTTTCATCATATCTGACCATGTTTATTTCATGTCTTTTTCTTTCTTCGTATAGATGGAAGTTGTATGTTCTACTATTGTATAAATTTACATACTCCATTAATCTATCGTAGAAAGGGAACTGTATATTACTTCTTTTCTTACACTTTCTTATCTTAGAGTTATACCCTGACCATCTGGTCATGGCATATTTCCACTCCATCTCTTGATTGATAGAATAAAGACTGTCTATTTCTTCTTCTGTCATAAAGTTAGGCACATGACCTACAAAATCTGCTTTACCGTTTTTACTTACTAGTAGTTTAGTGCTTTCTTGTATTTCTTTGCCCACTCTATATCCTCTGCAATTACACAAGAAATGCTATCATATTTTAACTTTCTTGCTATGGTTATTATTTCATTCCCTGCGTATGCTAGAAATGGAAAACTTTTTAACCATGTTGGCATGCAGTCTTTTCTTTCGTCCTTTATCCTCATATAGTTGCCATATAAGTTTGGCACTAATATAATAGGTTTATCAAGTCCTACTTCTTTTATGTAGTCTAGGTTTTGTTTCTTAAACCTATCATGCTTCCTAACAGAACATATTTTATTTATGTCTACTGTTATGGGAAGTTGTTTTGTTTGTTTTATTTTTATTACGCTAGTGTCATTCGCCACTAGCTTCGTCGAACTACTATCGTCCAATATTTTTCTCCAATTCTTCTATTCTTCTTATAAGTTCAGGGTAAGCCTCAAACTCATGTAATTCTTTACATGGGTGAGAGTTAGCTTCCAACTCGACTACCCTTTCTTCGAGTTCTTCTAGCCATTCCTCATTTTCTTCAAACCTTTCTTGTGCTGGTTCATGTTCTTCAAACCAGTCAGAGTGTTTATTCATCACTCTTCTCCAATGTAGCATTTGTAAAAACTTAGTTAACACTTTGTACTATCTCCTTTGCGTTTTCCCACTCACTTCTATTGTAACTAGGTATTGCAATCTCGCATACAAATCTAGGTTTAGCACTTCTATTTCGGTCAGCTAACCACTGTGTGCCGTCCATTGTCCCTGCAATTACTGTCCAATCTTTATTTCCAGCAGTATGCTTATCAGGAATGTATGACCATTTGCCTTTATCTACCCAATGGGTGAACCCTTCACCTGCATTGTGTATAAATCTAATAAAATTCTTGTGTTTATAATGGTTATTATTCCAAGCACTCCAACCCATTGTAGGTGGTTGTAGTAGTATCTCATCATAATACCAATTATCTGTGTTTGTTTCTTTTCTAAAAGCATTTAGTATAACTGACTTCCTAGTTGTCCACTCTCTATTAAAGTTTCTATAACCATAGTCTATACTATTATCTTTATCCATAGTTGGCTCACTATCTTTCATTTTCTCACGCAGTCTTGCTAAAGATATGTTAGGTAGAGGGTCATTTTTATAAGTAGCTATATGACCATATGCTTGTTGTGCCATTCTGTCTAACTTAACCAAAAGGTTAAGGTTTTTAATTGTTAGTGTCTCCATTAGTTAAATCCGCTGTGGTAACCTCTCGGTAATACACTACCACATCTTTGAGTTCTGTAATATATCTTTTCAACTCTTGCATATTGTATGCCATTGTTTCATAGTCTGGAATAGTCATAGCAAGAAAGACTAATTCTCCTTCTTGTGCTTCGATTATGGCAAACTGTTCTTCATAGTTCTCTGGTGTAATAGTTAACCATTGAACTTCTCTTAAATCTATCTCCCGAGGCATGATAGGTTGAACGATTGTTCTCTCTATTGGTTTTGCACTAACCTCTAATGTCTTCGTTGGGAGTAGGCTGCAGTTGGAGACCATCATCGAGGTCATCAACAATAGTGCTGAGCTCTTCGATGTCTTCCATAATATGTTTTGTTCCATTATTTATCTTCCTTTGCATTTCCACAGGGTCACCCATTATTTTTGCACTTAACTCATAGTTTCTTATAAACTCAGAGTATCTGTTTAGCTCCCTCTGTGCGGCTTGACTTTTCTTACTCATTTCAACTAACTGTTCTCCTTGTAAGGTAAAGTCTGCTTGTAATGTTTCCATTGCTTCTTGTTGTGTTTGTATAGCTACTTCTAGCTTTGCATTATTTTCCTTTAGTATTCCGTTTTCATTCCATAAATAGTATGAAAGTCCACCCAATACTAAAAGAAGTGCTAATAAAAATTGTTGCATTACAACTCCTCTATTTTATAGTTCAGTCCTTCTGCTCCTCGAATTTCTACTAATTCTCCCTCAGAAGTTTTGAACTTTAAAAACTTGTCCTTTTTACTATAGAACTTCTTTACAGTATATGTTCTATCATCAGAGTCGCCCCATACACCGTTGTAACTAACTGTAAGTCGGTAATAAGTAGTCCAAAAACTACTTAACCAAGTCCACCATTCACTCATAGTCTAAATGTCCAGTCATGACCTACAAACATATCTGCTTCTGCTTGTCTGCGTCTAGTAAGTCCTTCGAGCACTTTCCCACCTGCTTTGTTCCACCTTAAGATTTGTGCAGGAACTCCGTCGTAGTCGCCAGAGTTGAGAACTTTCAACATAGTTGATGATGTGAGATTACCATTACCGAGATTATACACCCAACTGACTAGTGCATCGAATTGATTTTGAGATAGTGGAACGGTCACAGCTGTATTCACATAGTTTTCATACTCCTCTAACTCAACCTCTAGCATATGATTAGCATGGCTTTCAGACCATTGGTCACCAGGCTGCACTCCTTTTGTATGTCCATATCCTATTGTCCATACACCAGCTGCGCACTGATATGCTTCTAATTCGCACCCTTCAAAGTGCTTGATTAAATCTATTCCATATTGTGATGTTTTCATGTTTTCTCCAAAGTCGGGGGTTTTCACTCGTGAGAAACACCCCCTAAAACCTGACAGTATTAAGATAGGACGACTATGCTTTGTGCCATCACACCTCCGAACGCTGTAATGATTAAAAAATTCATTACCGCATCGCAGAGTGAACCGTCCTCACACATACTATCACGAACTTGCAATAAGATTGCTTTCATTTTAATTTATCTCCAAGATTTTCCTCTTAGAATTTGGAGTTCGTGACAGAGTGATTGTCAGTAATCCGTCTTGTAGATTTACTTCATCTACTTGTAAGTCAGCGTTAAGAATAAATCTTCGTTCAAAAGACTTTAGACTTAATCCTTGATGAACAAAGCGTTCATCTCCGACTAGTTTATGTTCTTTCTTACCCTTTAATTGAAGTTCCTCGCCATCAGCAACTATCTCCAATTCTTCTTTTTTCCAACCTGGAACAGCAATCTCTATACGATAATTGCCTTTACTTTCGATAATATTATATCTCGGATAACTTGTCTCTGTATAATGTGGCAGAGTAGGTGTATCCAGACCAAGCCAAAATTTACTTAAATCAATACTCATTTGTTTTCTCCATAATTCCTTTTCAGTAAATACTCGCATTGCCTAACGGTCAATGCACCAAAATGTAAGTGAAACCCTCCACTTACATACTAATTATACTAAATTTTTAACCTGATGTCAAGAACTATTTTTCGAAGTCATCGAATTTAAGTATTCCTTCTTCTTCCAAATAGTCTATCGTGCCTCGTATTCCTACTTGCTTTCCATACATGTAAGTAACTCCACACATCATAATTAAAAATAGTAAATAACTTATATCATTTTCATTCATAGATAATATTATAACAACTTTGCAACCATATGTCAAGAACAAAATTATGATTAACTAAAAATAGTTCTTGACAACAGGTGAAAATGCGAGTATAATATATTATATGAAAAAATTAGTAATAAGAACAGGACTATGGATTTATGAGTGTTGGAGTTTAGTAATGGACGCAAGATACAATCCTCTAAGATACATACCAGACCCGAGTTTACAAACCTACTTTATGTTGGTGTTGTTTACCATGTGGTCAGTATATTTCGGTTTCTTTGCTACTTACTATATGGGTTGGCTAGGATATGACACAGTGACTAGTATTGTAGTGCATTTTGCAGTTTTAATACCACTTGCCATGACTTACGCAATCTTTAAGGACGCAGAAAGAGATGGAAGTAGATGGTTAAAATCTACACTAGAGGACAGAAGAAAAGAACAACTTTTCCCTCGTAAACCAAACACAGTTAAATGGGACATAGATAAGGAAGCATAATGACAAAACACGAAGTAAAGAGTTTTATAGGAACAGTAGAGAAAATTAAGCAATGGCATATAGACCGAAACCTTATTGATGGCTCAACGCAGAAAGACCAAGTGATGAAGTTAATTCAAGAAGTTGGCGAACTTTCTGACAGCGTATGTAAACAACAAGACATTCGCGACGATGTAGGCGATATCATGGTTATACTGATAAATATAGTTGAAAGGGCAGGTATCTCACTAGACGAATGTCTTGATGTTGCATATGATGACATCAAGGATAGAAAAGGCAAAATGGTTGACGGAATTTTTGTAAAAGATGAATAAAGCATGGACACAGGAAGAAAAGGATTATCTCAAAAGACATTACAATGTAAAGTCAACGGAAGATATTGCAACTATACTGGACAGAAGTCCGTCACAAATCGCCTCACAGGTATACTATCTACGAAAACGAGGTTGGACTTTTCACAGGAGGTCAGATGCCAAGAGTTGAGTTAAAAGGTATGAGCTTTGAAAAAGGTATGCGTATCTTTAGGAAGAAAGTCGAAAATGCAGGGATAAAAGACCGAATTCGAGAGAAGGAATTTTATGTCAAACCCTCTGCTACTAAGAATGAGAAGAACAATTATACGAAACGAAAACGCAAAAAGGACATTGAGAAGGCTAAAGAACTCGAATTTAGAAGAAAAATAGCAATGAAAACTAAAGGTCTTTGAAAATTTGTTGGTCAATATCACACAATAAAACAAATCAAATTCAAACTACAAAATATTTTTTCGTATCTGAAGTGCGTTCCTGCACACGATTACATATACCAACCAAAAACAGTTCTTGCTTTATGATAAAAGTTATGGTATAATATTATTATAAATTAATGAAGTTAATCAACACAAACCACTAACCACACTCGCATATCTAATCGATGCTGGGAGCCGAAGTGAAGCGTAGCGAGAACGAGGCGAGCATCTAATCTGATAAATCAAGAGTGTGTTGATTGTGTAAACATCATAACCAAATGAACTCTAATATCCCTGCAATGGGGATTCATTCTAAAGAGTAAACTCCAACTAAACAACCAATTACTAAAAATTCGTCTTTAATTAACACAACTTGTGCCAACTCAAAATTTTTTAAGCAATAAAAAACGGACACTTAAGTCCGTAATTTATACAAGTTTGTGGTAATTATCCTAGACTAAAACCAACTGTCTTTGCTTCTAGGTGTGTTTGGGTCTTGCAACATTCTTATTTGTTGAACTGGGACTCTTTTTCTAGTGCCGTCCTCAAATCTTAGCCTTGCTTCAAACCCCGTTAGGGTTTCGACAGTTCCCATGACTTGTGCTAGGTGTTTATTGCCTTTGTCGTCTTTCCAGATACATATTCTCATAGTGATTCCTCCAGATTTTTAAGTGCTACCTTTGGGGCTTTCTCTAACCCCGCTAGGGCTGTGATATCTAAATCCAACTTACTTGCTAGATTTTCTACTATTTCTGTTTTAGTTCTAGGTTTTTCTCCTAACTTGGTTAAGTATTCAGTCTTTTTATATACTCCTTCCCTACTTAACTTACCTATAATCGATTTTACACTCTTATCAAACTCTTGTGCTAGTTTTTCTACTGTTTCTCTCTCAGGAAATGCTATATAAACTGATTTCATATAGCTTACTTGTTCTTCAGTATAATTTACTGCCATAATCTATTCTCCCATTTTTCAATTAGTTTTTCTACTCTAAAGGTAGACCAACCCCATTCCTCTGCAGCAATGAGTATTGCTTCTTCTCTACCATGTTTTAGTTCCCAGTCCATCCAGTCACTTTCCATATCCTCATAGTTCATTTCCAAACCTCTCCCAATCATCTACTAATTGTTCTCTACTAACTTGACTAGATAGAATTTCTACTCCATCTCTAGTTATCCTACCATCATTATATGTGATATCCATAACACTCTTATGTTTTACTACATGAGGGTGAGGTTCATACCACATACTGTTTATTCTATGACAGTGTATATCTCTAACCTTAGTTGCCCACTCTTCTGCAGCCAACTGCTTAGCTCGTTTTATTACTCGTTCTGTATACTCTGTCATTACACCACCTGTGTTAGAATTATTACTTGCATGATTAGAACTAGCACTGGAACAACTGTTCTTACTAACTCTAGTGAATGTTTCATCATGCTGATATCCTTCTCTATACGCTTTAG